ACCGCTTGCAGACGGGGGCACCCACGACGCGGGAAATCTCATGGCGTTGTGCAAGAGCTGCCACTCCAGCATTACGATCGGCAGCAACAATGCAAACCGTGAATAGGACAATAAGAGCTACCCCGTGGGGTATATCATTCGCTACAGCTTTCGTTTTTGTGCAACGCGGTCGGGTCGCGTACAAACTTTCGCAGTTTCAAGAGGTCGAATAGGCCTCAATTTTTAAGGGAGGAAATGTGCATGCCAAATGGTCACGGCGGATCTCGCCCCGGGTCGGGTCAGAAGAAAAAACCGCTCGCGGATAAGATGCTCGATGGCAACCCAGGCAAGCGAAAGCTGACCGTCGTGGAGTTTCCGAACGCTGTTGAGTTTCAAGGCGTGAAAATGCCACAACCCAGCGCAATGCTTTCCGCTGTTCAAAAGGACGGGAAGCCGCTCATTGCGACGGAAATATATGAGCGGACATGGAGCTGGCTAAACGAACGTGGCTGCGCGAGCATCGTCTCCCCGCAGGTGCTGGAGCGATATGCCATGAGCGCTGCGCGCTGGATTCAGTGCGAAGCGGCGATCACAGAATACGGGTTCCTCGCAAAACATCCGACGACGGGGAATGCAATCCAGTCGCCATATGTGGCTATGAGCCAGAACTACATGGCGCAAACAAACCGGCTCTGGTATGAGATCTTCCAGATCGTGAAAGAAAACTGCGCCGCCGATTATACGGGTGTGAATCCGCAGGATGACGTTATGGAGCGGCTACTGACCGCTCGCAGAGGGAAATGAGTATGGACGAAGTACGGGCGTTTATCCAGTCGCTTCGATACCACCACCTGACGAGTCAGCAGCGGAAGACGCTGCGCGGGCAGGCGCTCGCGGGCAATCTCCCGGCGGCGCAGGCTGGTTTACGAAAAATCGTGTCGAAAGGAATCAACCATGGTCATTCAAACGCTGCCGGTCGGTAAGCTGATCCCGGCAGACTACAATCCGCGTAAAGATTTAAAGCCCGGCGACCCAGAATATGAAAAGTTGAAACGATCCTTGTCGGAGTTCGGATATGTGGAGCCGGTCATCTGGAACAAGACCACCGGGCACGTCGTCGGTGGACACCAGCGCTTGAAGGTGCTAATCGATACCGGCGTAACCGAGGTCGAATGCGTTGTCGTGGAAATGAGTAAAGAGAAGGAAAAAGCGCTCAACGTTGCACTGAATAAAATCAGCGGCGAGTGGGATAAGGATAAGCTCGCTCTGCTGATTACGGATTTACAGGGAGCGGACTTCGATGTATCGCTGACGGGTTTCGATGCACCTGAGCTCGATGCGCTGTTCAAAGATGCGCAGCGTGCCGATGTTCATGATGATGATTTCGATGTGGATGCCGCGCTCAAGGAACCGGCGATCACGAAGCCTGGCGATCTCTGGCTGCTTGGCAAACATCGGCTCGTCTGCGGCGATAGTACCAAGCGTGATTCGTTCGACCTTCTCATGGACGGAAAGCAGGCCAACCTCGTAGTCACAGATCCCCCTTATAATATTGACTACGAAGGCAAAGCGGGCAAGATCAAAAACGACAACATGACCGACTCCGCGTTCTATGAGTTCCTGCTCGCTTCGTTTCAGAACATGGAAGCCAGCATGGCGAACGACGCGTCGATCTATGTGTTCCATGCGGACACCGAGGGATTGAATTTCCGCAGAGCATTCTCGGACGCCGGATTCTATCTCTCGGGCACCTGCATCTGGAAGAAGCAATCGTTGGTGCTTGGGCGAAGCCCTTACCAATGGCGGCATGAGCCCGTTCTCTTTGGTTGGAAGAAGAAAGGACGTCACGAATGGTACGCCGACAGGAAGCAGACGACGATCTGGGAGTTCGATAAACCCAAACAGAACGCTGACCACCCGACTATGAAACCTGTGGAACTGCTGGCATATCCGATTTTGAACTCCAGCATGGCGAATTGCGTCGTGCTCGACCCCTTCGGCGGCAGCGGCAGCACCCTGATCGCAAGCGAACAGACCGATCGCGCCTGTCGGATGATTGAACTGGACGAAAAGTACTGCGATGTGATTGTTCGTCGGTTTTGTCAAAATTTTCCAGACCAGCCGGTTTTTCGCAACGGTGAGCGGATTTTGCACGAAGAAATCACGGAAACACAGATATAGCTTGATAAGTACAGCTGCTTGAGGCATGTATGTACTACCAAATTTAAGGAGGTAGACATAGGATGCAGATCAAGTACCACCTAGAGGGCAGCGAGCGCAAGGCTCTGCTCGCAGTCATGCGCGAAATCTTGCAGGATACTCCCAAGTACATGGGGCCGCCGACGTTTTCTTTCGTGATAGGCCCATACACCATCGACCGGCACGGGACACTGGATTGTCCGGATCACTTGGATTCTACGCAGGTCGACATGCTGATTCGCGAACTGGAACGTGATGGTTACGTCGGCGAACGGATCGGTGAAACGGCGAAACCCGCGGAACAGCAGGTCATTGAAACGCCAAGGAAGGAAATCGTGACACCTACACTCGACAACCTTGACCGGCTTTCGGTCGAGATGCCGCGGGACGGCATAACGCCCACCGCAATGGAAAACCTGCGGCGGCTGGTCGCCAGCAAAGCGACGCTGCTCAAAAAGGCACTCGCCACAGACAGCCTGTCGATCACGGAGCGCGCTGACCGGATCGAATTCGGGTGGTTTCGGCCGACTGACGACCAAGTGGAGATCGCGGCCTACTACCAACTGGTACAGGGACTTTGCGAGCTGGCGCGCACACAAAAGCGCGTCATCGGGACGGAACAGGAAGTCGAAAACGAGAAGTACGCCTTCCGCAGCTTTCTTCTTAAGCTCAGATTCATTGGACGAGAGTACAAGGATTCGCGTAGAGTTCTTCTGCAGCACCTCTCGGGAAACGCTTCTTATGCAAAGCCAAAAGCGGGTGACGAAGAATGACGAACATCCATCCCGACCTGCTGAAACAACTGAAAGAATATTATAAACCTGGAACGCGCATCAGGCTGGTGCGCATGAACGATCCCTTCACACATATACCTCCAGGCACCATCGGGGTCGTTAGTTGGGTTGATGATGCCGGAACCGTTTTTGCGACTTGGAGTAATGGATGTACTCTAGGCATCGTATTTAACGAAGATTACGCTGAAATAATCGAGGAGGCCGACCATGAGTAATCGCTTGTTTGCCGCATATGGCGTCGGTGTGAACCGTGCCGAAATGGCAAAGCGCTGCCCGACGGCAAAGCTTATCGGCGCGGCGGTGTTGCGAAACTACCGCTTGACGTTCCGCGGGACACACGCTGCTGCAGTGGCGAACATCGAACCTGCGAAAAGCCGTAGTGTAACGGTGCTGGTGTGGGACATCACACCAGCGGACGAAGCGGCGCTGGATTTGTACGAAGGGTTCCCGCATCTGTACGAAAAGCAGCAGGTTAAGATTCGACTCGACGGCATGCTCGTCAGTTGTATGGCGTACGTCATGCGCGGTGATCGCCCGTTAGGGAAACCGAGCGCTTTCTATTACAGCACTCTTCTAGAAGGGTACAGAGAAGCCGGCTTTGACCCGAACATCTTGAAAGCGGCGGTGCAAAATGAGGATCCGAACGCATCGGGCGAATAAATCGTCTCAACGCCGCGTCGCGCAACGTCGCCGCCATTGAGCGGTTCAAAAGACGGATGGGGCGGTTGTCCCAACGGCGCGCGATAACCAAACCAAACCGGACACGGAGGCTCACGCGGGCCTCCGTTTTGATTTCATAAGGAGGAGGCGGTGATGCTACGGAAACTGAAGAAATATACGCCGACTCCCTTCAAAGCAAAGGATTCGGTGTACGACAAGCAGGCTGCCGATCATGCTGTTGCTTTTATCGAATGCCTTTCTCACACCAAGGGTACATGGGCGGGAAAGCCGTTTCTGCTCATCGACTGGCAGGAGCAGATCATCCGTGATGTGTTTGGCATACTGAAACCCAGTGGCTATCGTCAATTCAACACAGCGTATATCGAAATACCGAAGAAGAATGGAAAATCAGAGCTTGCGGCCGCGATCGCGCTGCTTTTAACCTGCGGCGATAACGAAGAGCGCGCCGAGGTGTATGGTTGCGCAGCGGACCGTCAGCAGGCATCCATCGTCTTTGAGGTCGCCAAGGACATGGTGACAATGTGCCCGGCGCTGGCGAAGCGTGTGAAGATCCTCGCGTCACAAAAACGGATCGTGTACCTGCCG